TAAAGGTGGTAAACAACACAACGCGGCGGTTCTTGCCGACAAAATTGGTATGGGTATCAACCAACGTATTTCAGGTTCACGTAAAGCGGATTCAAAACACGAAAACACATTGATTATTATTAATCAACCTTGGGTTGAATTACCTGATAATCCATTTGGACAACCTAAGATTAAAGCTAAAGGTGGTGAGGCAATTTGGTTAAACTCATCTTTGGTATTTTTATTCGGAAATCAAAAAGGTGCGGGAACAAACAAAATTTCTGCAACAAAAGACAAAAGAACTGTTAAATTTGCTATCAGAACTAAAGTATCTGTTTTGAAAAATCACATTAACGGTTTGGGATATGAGGATGGTAAAATCATCGTGACACCACATGGTTTCTTGGCAGGTAAAGACGCGGCTGAAGAAAAGTCGTCTATTGAGGCTTACAAGAAAGAACATGCTGAGTATTGGAACCAAATTATTGGTTTAGATGGTGATTTTGATTTGAAAGAAGAAGTTGAACAACTATAAAAATCTTAAAGTGGAAAAGACCTTACTAGTTGACGGAGACAACTTATTTAAAATTGGTTTTCATGGTGTGAAGGAATACTATCACAATGGTAACCACATTGGAGGTCTTTTTCATTTTATTAATACTCTCCGTAGACACTTAGACGAAAACAATTTTGATAAGGTCTTGGTGTTTTGGGACGGACCTGACAACTCAGTAGTCAGACAAAAGATTTACCCCAACTACAAACAAAACCGTAGAGTATCTCTTAACGAATTTCAAAAAGACAATTATTACTGGCAAAAAAACAAGGTCAAAAAATACCTTGAAGAAATGTTTGTTAGACAAGTTGAATTTGACCAATGTGAAGCTGACGATTTGGTGGCATATTATTGTTTGATTGCACCAAATGAAAAGAAAACGATATTCTCCTCAGACAAAGATTATTTACAACTTGTAGACGAAAATACAACGGTCTACGCTCCAATCGCCAAGACCTATTATAGGTTAGGTGACAAAGTAAAAATATTTGAATACGAATTACCTGTATCTAATGTTCTAACTTACAAAATATTGACTGGAGATAAATCAGACAACATTGCAGGAATTTATGGATTGGGTGAAAAAAAACTTGTTAAATTCTTTCCTGAATTGCTTGACGAAACTGTATCCGTTGACGATATTTTAACCAAGGCAGGACTTTTAATAAAGGAGGACAAAGACAATAAGACACTTCAAAACCTACTAACAGGAAAAACTAAAGAAGGAATTTTTGGTAATGAATATTTCCAAATCAACAAACAGATTGTCGACCTCAAAAATCCACTACTAACAGACGAAGCAAAAGAAATGGTGCAAGATTATTGTACCGAATCTTTAGACCCCGACGGAAGGGGGTACAAGAACCTCATCAGGATGATGACTGATGACGGACTCTTCAAATACTTACCCAAATCAGATGATGCTTGGGTATATTTCATCACACCATTTTTAAAACTTACAAGAAAAGAAAAACGAAAACACACACAAAACAAAAAATAATATGAAAGAACAAGAATCAGTGAAAATGGAATTTTTGATTACGTTGAATGACAACATTGTAATCCAAAGATTTTTCAACGTAAAAAACTACAACCCGAATGCTAAAAGTTCGGTCAACCTTTATGAGTACATCAGAGAGTTTGCGGAAGATTTTTCTTACAGCCTTAAGATGAAAACCGTCATCTATATGATGGACAACAAAGACGCAATTATGGAAGACCCCGCGGTACTTTCAACATCAATGACTGAAGGTTCTGAGGTGTTTAACATTTATTTAAAGGTAGGAGAGATGACAATTTGTCAGAGGCAGATTGACGCAAAAATATACCCACCTAAAATAAGATACACCGTGGATATTCGCCCGCAAGTAAAAACTGTATTAAAGGATTTGACTGACATTTTTTCATACGAAAATTTAATTTACGATTACTGCGGAATTAGTTTAGTTGGGTAATATTTATCAAATCCAAGGAGAGCATACATTATGTCATCGCAGAGAAATTTTGAGTATTTAGGACAGTCATTTCAGTTACAATTATTAAACCAAATTATAGTAGATAAGGATTTCGCACATTCGATTATAGACGTAATAGAACCCTCTCATTTCGAAAACAAATATTTCAAGACCATATTACAAATGGTAAAGGAGTATTATAAAAAATACTCTTGTTCACCATCTTTTGAAACTTTAGAACAGATTTCCAAAAGTGAGTTTCCACAAGAAATGATGTTGAGAATTTTGATGGACACCATCAAACAAATTCAAAACGCACCATTTGAAGGAGCATCCTTTGTCCAAGACAAAGCGTTGAAATTCTGTAAACAACAAGAACTTCAAAAGGTAATGACCAAAGCGCAGAAGATTATCGACGCGGGTGAGTTTGAAAGTTATGATAAATTAGAGGAGTTAGTAAGAGCGGCTTTACAAGTTGGTGAGAGAGACGGACACAACAATGACGTTTTCCATAACTTGGACGATGTTCTAAACGACGATTTTAGACATCCAATACCGATGGGTATAACAGGTATAGATAAACTCTTAAAAGGGGGTTTAGCAAAAGGTGAGATTGGAGTTATATTGGCACCAACAGGTGTGGGTAAAACTACCATTCTTACAAAGATAGCCAATACGGCTTTTAATTTGGGATACAACGTTCTTCAAATATTTTTTGAAGACAACCCAAAGGTCATTCAAAGAAAACATTTCACCATATGGACTGGTATAGCACCTGATGATTTGGCAGCACACAAAGAAGAGGTTATCGAAAAAGTAAAAGAAATTGAAGGGACAATGACCAACAGATTGATTTTACAAAAAGAGGCTTCAGATACTTTGACTATGAACCAAATCAAAAATAAAGTGAGAAAGATGATTGCTGATGGAGTTAAAATTGATTTGATTCTAATTGACTACATCGATTGTATTGTTCCCGATAAGAACCTAGGGGATGAGTGGAAAAGTGAAGGTTCTGTAATGAGAGGGTTCGAGGCTATGTGTCACGAGTTAAATGTTGCTGGTTGGACGGCAACTCAAGGAAACAGAAGTTCCATTTCTTCAGAGGTTGTAACCACAGACCAAATGGGAGGTTCAATCAAGAAAGCACAAGTAGGACACGTTATTATATCAGTGGCAAAAACTCTCCAACAGAAAGAAATGAAACTTGCAACAATCGCAATCACAAAATCACGTTTAGGTCCCGACGGAATAATTTTTGAAAACTGTAAGTTCAACAACGAGTTAATCGAAATTGATACTGAAAGTTCTGTGACATTCTTAGGTTTCCAAGAAACAAAGGAACAACAAAAGAGTGACAGAATTAAAGAACTTATGGAAAAAAGAAAATTAAGAGAAATGGCACCACAACAACAAGAAAATAATTTGAATCAATAAACAAAATTTAGTAAATTTGAAAAAAAAATGGACGCATCACAGAAGATATTGTCAGACCTTACCGTGTATATGAAATACGCGAAGTATGTCCCCGAGTTGAATAGAAGAGAAACGTGGGAAGAATTAGTAACAAGAAACATGAACATGCACATCAAAAAGTATCCTCATATTGAAAGCGAAATTCGTGAGGTATACAAGATGGTGTACGATAAAAAAGTATTACCTTCAATGAGGTCAATGCAGTTCGGTGGTAAACCAATTGAGATTTCTCCAAACAGAATCTACAATTGTGCTTACTTACCTATCGACCACTTGGACGCATTTGCTGAAACCATGTTTTTATTGTTGGGTGGAACAGGAGTTGGATATTCAGTTCAAAAACACCACGTAGAAAAACTTCCTGAAATTAGAAAACCAAATCCAAACAGAACAAGACGTTTCTTGGTTGGGGATTCTATCGAAGGTTGGGCTGACGCAGTCAAAGTGTTAATGAAATCTTATTTTGGAGACGCACTGTCAACTCCTGAATTTGATTTCTCAGATATTAGACCAAAAGGAGCTCAACTTGTAACATCAGGTGGTAAAGCTCCGGGTCCACAACCATTGAAAGATTGTATTCACAAACTTAAAGGTATGTTGGATGCAAAAGAAGATGGTGATAAACTTTCACCAATCGAAGTTCACGACATGGTATGTCATATTGCTGACGCAGTTCTTGCGGGTGGTATTCGTAGAGCGGCATTGATTTCATTGTTTTCAGCGAACGACAATGAGATGATTGCGGCTAAGTCAGGGGCTTGGTGGGAAAAGAATCCACAAAGAGGTAGAGCTAACAATTCGGCGGCTTTGGTTAGACACAAAATCACAAAAGAATTCTTTATGGATTTGTGGAAAAGAGTTGAGGCATCAGGTGCTGGTGAACCAGGTATCTACTTTACAAACGACAAAGATTGGGGAACTAACCCATGTTGTGAAATCGCTTTAAGACCAAACCAATTCTGTAATTTGTGTGAGGTAAACGTATCCGACATTGAATCCCAAGAAGATTTGAACGCTCGTGTTAAAGCGGCGGCATTTATCGGAACACTACAAGCAGGATACACAGATTTTCATTACCTAAGAGACATTTGGAAAAAGACCACAGAAAAAGAAGCACTTATTGGTGTATCAATGACAGGTATTGGTTCAGGTGTTGTGTTGGGTTACAACATGAAAGAAGCGGCTAAAATGGTTAAAGAAGAAAACGCAAGAGTTGCTCAGTTGATTGGTGTAAACAAATCGGCTCGTACAACAACTGTAAAACCAGCAGGAACTACTTCTCTTACATTAGGAACATCATCAGGTATTCACGCATGGCACAATGATTATTACATCCGTAGAATTCGTGTAGGTAAGAACGAATCAATTTATCAGTATTTGTCTATCTACCATCCTGAATTGGTTGAAGATGAATTCTTCCGTCCACATGACACCGCAGTTATTTCGGTTCCACAAAAAGCACCTGAAGGGGCGATTTTGAGAACAGAATCACCGTTTCAATTGTTAGACCGTGTAAAGAAAATTACACAAGAGTGGGTTAGACCTGGTCACAGAAGTGGAAACAATACCCACAACGTATCGGCAACTATCAGTTTGAAAGCTGAAGATTGGGAATTGGCTGGTGAGTGGATGTGGGACAACAGAGACTTTTATAATGGTCTTTCAGTATTACCTTATGATGGTGGTTCATACATTCAAGCACCATTCGAGGATTGTACTCAAGAAGAATATGAAAGATTATTCGCTCAACTTCATACAATTGACTTAAGTAAAGTTGTTGAATTACAAGACAATACTGATTTAAGTGGTGAGTTGGCATGTGCTGGCGGAGCTTGTGAAATTAAATAAAAACAATATAAACACATCTAACGAAGGGGAGAGCCACAAGCTTTCCCCTTCTGATTTTTATATTGAAAACGGTAAATATGTTTTTACCAAAGTATTTCATTTAAAAAGAGGGTATTGTTGTGGTAATATGTGTAGACACTGTCCATATTATCCCCTTCACAAAAAAGGGAACACCAATATATTTATTGACAATGGCTAATGGAAAAACATATGGTATAACCTTTCCTTTTATTGATTCATTTGATGGACAATATTTGGACTTGACTGACTACGCAAAAGAAGAAGTTAGAAGTAATTTAGTTCACTTATTACTTACAAGAAAAGGGTCGAGATATTTTTTACCCGACTTTGGAACAAGATTAATGGAATATATTTTTGACCCATTAGATGGACCAACTTTTTCAGCCATCGAAGCGGAGATAAGAGATAGTGTAAACAAGTACATACCAAATCTTCAAATCACAACAATATCAATTACCGAGGCAACACAAGAAGAATCAACACAAACAGTTACAACTGCTGGTAATGTTATTAACCAAGGTTTAATTATACCTAATCAAAACGTCCTTGAATATACGGCAAAGGTTAGAGTTGATTTTACTGTTACTAATGACGCGTTTGGAACACAAGATTTTGTAATCATCAATATTTAATAATATGGCAAATCAACAGATATCGTATACCTCCAGGGATTTTCAGGGTATTAGACAAGAGCTAATTAACTATGTAAAACAATACTACCCTGATTTAATTAATAATTTTAATGATGCCTCGGTGTTTTCGGTATTAATGGATTTAAATGCCGCAGTTGCAGATAACCTACACTTTCATATTGATAGAAGTATTCAAGAAACTGTACTTCAATATGCTCAACAACGTTCATCTGTTTATAACATTGCTCGTACTTATGGTTTAAAAATACCGGGTCAAAGACCATCAGTTGCTTTGACGGATTTTTCAATTACTGTTCCTGCATTTGGTGATAAAGAAGATGAAAGATATTTGGGTGTATTAAGAAAAGGTAGTCAGGTATTTGGTTCAGGACAAGTATTTGAAAACGTAAACGATATAGATTTTGCGTCCCCATTCAACTCTGAGGGTTTCCCAAACAGATTAAAGATTCCTAATTTTGATGCCAACAACAACCTTATCAATTACACAATCGTTAAAAGAGAAATCGTAGTAAACGGGGTTACCAAAGTTTTCAAAAGAGTTATCACTCCTAACGATGTTAGACCATTCTTTGAATTTTTCTTACCTGAGAAAAACGTATTGGGTGTGACTGCAATTATTGAAAGACAAGGAACTAATTATTCAAATGTTCCATCGGCACCCGAATTTTTATCCCCGGTTGGTAAATGGTATGAAGTTGATTCATTGGCTGACGACAGAGTGTTTATTGCCGATATTACTAAAAGGTCAGACCAACCAGGTGTTAAAGTTGGAAAATATATTCAAACACAACAAAGGTTTGTTACAGAATATACTCCTGAAGGATTTTTGAAAATTACATTTGGTGGTGGAACAAATACCGCTGAGGACCAATTAAGACAATTCACTGCGTTGGGGGTTCCAATGAACTTAGCAAAATATCAAAACAACTTCGCCTTAGGTTCAACACCACAACCAAACACTACTTTATTCATTCAATATAGAGTTGGCGGTGGATTGGGAACTAACTTGGGTATCAATACAATCAATACAATCGGTACCGTTAATTTCTTTGTTAACGGACCAAATGAAACCACAAACACACAAGTTATTAATTCATTAAGATGTAATAACGTAACCGCAGCTATTGGTGGTGCTGGTTACCCAACAACTGATGAAGTAAGAAACTTTGTAACCTATAACTTCGCATCTCAAAATAGAGCGGTTACGGTTGCCGACTACCAAGCCCTTATACAGAAAATGCCTTCTGAGTTTGGTGCACCTGCTAAAGTTGCAATTATCGAAAATGATAATAAAATTAATGTTCAAATTTTGTCATATGACACTAACGGTACCTTAACCGAGGTTGTTTCAAATACTCTTAAACAAAATATTGCGGAATATCTTTCTAATTACCGTATGTTAAATGATTACATATCAGTACAGGTTGCTAACGTAGTTGATTTGGGAATTGAGATTGAGGTTGTGTTAGATAACACCCAAAACCAAGGTGTAGTTGTTGCAAATATTATTGATAGAGTTAGTTTGTTGTTTAATCCATTAGACAGAGGTTTGGGTGAAAATGTTTATATTGCTAACGTTAATAGAGCGGTACAAGATGAAAATGGTGTTATCAACGTAGGTAACATTAGATTCTTTAACAGAGTTGGTGGTCAATATAGTTCATCACAAACATCACAAGCATACTCAAACTCTGAGACAAGAGAAATAAAACCAATCGATGGAATTTTATTTGCTCAACCTAATCAGATATATCAAGTTAGGTTTCCTGAAAAAGACATAGTTGTATTAGTTAAAAACTATACTTCAACAACTATTTCCTGATGATTTATTTTTTTCTGTTTGGGACTATTTTTTCTAAAATAGACCAACAACTATTTATCAGGTAACCCATGAACAAAAATTATAGATTAAGGACTCAAGTCGGTGTCGACCGAGAAATACAAGTACAATTAGACCAAGATTGGGACACAATTGAAATATTATCATTAAAGATTTTACAATCTGAGGTGTATACCAGAATGTGTTCTGACTACGGTGTAATTGCCGGTCGTGTTGTTGCTAACGGTGGATATGGGGTTCCAAATGTTAGAGTTTCTGTTTTTGTTCCAATAACTGCCGAAGATGAACTTAATCCTATAATATCAACACTTTATCCTTACAAAGTGTATGGTGATAAAAATGAAGATGGTTATAGATACAACCTATTACCATATGAACCGAGTCACGGAGGACATTCCCCAACAGGTACATTTCCAACCTTAGAGGATGTTTTAACCAATCAAACCGTATTAGAGGTTTATGAAAAATATTACAAATATACTGTAAAAACAAATGAGTCGGGTGACTATATGATTTTTGGTGCTCCGTTGGGGAACCAAACAGTTGTTATGGACATGGATTTATCTGACATTGGTCCATTTTCCCTAAGTCCACAAGATTTAATTAGAATGGGTAAAGCCACAACTGACCAAATAAGTGGAACAAGATTCAAAACATCAACAAACTTAGAAGAACTACCTCAAATAGTTTCCTATAATGAAAACATTGATGTTGCACCTTTTTGGGGTGACGATGATATTTGTCAAGTTAGAATCGAAAGAGTTGATTTTGATTTAAGGTCTTTGGGTATTGAAATTACTCCGACATCAACATTTATGGGTTCTTTGGTATCAGGTGATGATGATTATCCATTGAAACAAAGTTGTAGACCAAGTTTAGATGGTGGTGATTTATGTAATTTAATTGCCGGTCCTGGTCAAATTATAGCCATTAGACAAACACCAATTTTGGATGAGTTCGATAGACCATTCTTAGAACAATATCGTTTAGACAACGATGGTAATGTTATTGATGAGAATGGGGTGTTTATGTTAGAAATACCAATGAACTTAGATTATTTGGTAACCAACGAATTTGGTGAACAAATAATAAGTCCCGACCCAACGGTTGGTATTCCTACTTCAGGAAAATACAGATTTAAAATGAAGTGGAAACAATCCAATGAATTGGGTGGTGAAGTTAGAAGGGCTTATTTCTTAGTTCCTAATGTTAGAGAACACGGTTGGACTGTATCAACACAAGACCCTCTACAAAACCCAAGTGACCCGAATTACCAAAGTGCCAAGGCGAGTTATTATTTTGGAGTTGATTGGACAGGATATACAACAGCATCTACAGTAACTATTGACCAAAGAATCACCGACGCAATAAATTGTGTTGATACATTTTATAAGTTTGAATATAACAAAGTTTATACAACTGCTCAACACATTGACCAATTTTCGAGAGGATTGATTAGGTCAAGATATATTGGTATCAAAGACATTACCGACCCATCATGTGCCACGGAAAATAACAGGTTCCCAACAACCGATGCGGTAATGAGTAGTGATTTTTTATATTTCTTTATTTCATATTTACTCAGTATTTTATTTATACCAATATTAAGTTTGGTTTATGCCTCACACATCTTAGCGTTAATATTTCCTATTGTTAAATTTTTAATTGCGTTTGTATTTGGAACATTGGCCGGAGTAATCAATTTGATTATTGCCGTAATAAATGTTTTTGGTGCGGGACTTTCTTACTTATCACCAACAAATGTGTTTAATACAATACAAGATGTCCCAAACCCATTTGTGAGTATAACATTACCTATGTTGTCATATCCCGATTGTAATGCTTGTTCATGTGATACGGAAAGTTTAGGTGAGGGTGAATTAGGGGAACAGGCCAAAAAAACAAATGAAGAAAGTGCAGAATCATGTACCGCATCGTTCTTTAATTATACTAACTATACAATAGATAACGACGACAGTAAAAAAGCTCTCGCTGGTGTTGGTTCGCCCGATGTACCACAAAGGATGTTAAGAAATAGAACACCAATTTTTGCAAATTATGGTGCGACAGTTACAACATCAAACGCTGTTGGGGCATTACCAATTTGGGAAAGAGCTAACTTGTTTAATTTAAAATCAAAGTATTTTGATAGCGACCCCACAAAAGGTTCAAACAGAATTAAGGTAATTGTTGAACCCGACTTAAATCCTAACGAATTTCACTACGATAATGTTGTTGTTTATTTAGTTAATTCAAATTGTCTTAAAGAATTTTCTAAAGGTAAATTGTTATCATTTAATAGCGGTTATAATTTTAAGGACCCAAACCCAACACAACCACAAACAGGAACGACTGTTTCAGGTATATCAGGTACATCATTTTCAACAAACCAATTAGTAGTTAATTGGGCGAACGAAACCAATATTACTTTAGGTAACAAAACCACAACTTATAGTGTTCCTTCTCGTAATGAGTCGGTAAGATACAAATTTCCAACCGATACGGAATATTTCCAAGTTCTTACTGGTATGACCGTTTCACAATTCACTGCAAATACAAATAATAGCCCACTAATACCTTTTAACTACACAAACAGAGTTTTACAAGTTGAAGAAGGTAATTTTTACTACCAAGATTGGTACGAAGGATTTAGCGGTTTAGGTGTGGTGATTATGGTTAGAGGTGTTGACCCCAACAGTGGAAGACAAAACATAAAATATAACCTATCTCGTATATTTGGTTATACAAGTTGGTTATCCCAATTCGACATCAACGGTAGTTTCTATTTGAATATACCAATTCAATCAGGTCAGGTTACTGTTAGACATAATGATATAACACAATCAAGTGGTACAACAACTAATGGTAGATTGTATTACCCTTCTTATTATTTTACACCCGGTACTGAGTACTCAGCATTTACATCAAACACTCATTCTTATTATTCAAGATTAGATTGCACCCAAGTTAATGTGTTCTCTATAAATCCGAGTGATACATTTAAAACAAGACTCATTCCTGGTTTTGTTTCACCATGTACTACAACAACTCCATTAAGAGTAACAACTGTTGCCACAGGACCAACAAGTAATGGTTTTGTAAGAACTACAGGTGTTGGTAGTAATGAGGGTGGTTATTATTTCCCACAAGAATATATTGAAGGTGGTTCATTTATTACCACAGCAGAAATCCCATCAAGTAACGACTACAAATATTTTGCACCATCTTATAATACAGGTATGACCTTTACTATGAACAAAACTCACATAGTAATGAGGTCAGATAGATTACCAACGGGAGACGTTCTAAACACTTTAGGTAATAATGTTTATGCTCTACAAGCATCCAATTCATTATCATTAACATTTTTTACTGACAATGGAATTGCCGTAGAATCTCAAAATATTAAATACGGTAACTCTATAGGTTTGGGAGACACTGACGATTTTGGAACAGGTGGAACTTACACAAATGTAATAACATCATTTTCTTGTGCGGGTATGGTGAATTTAAATTGTTACGAAAAAGGAACTAATTTTTCCGTAAAATCGCCTGATGATAATTGTAACAAAAATGGTATTATCAAAAAGAAAAAAATAGTAAACGGTGGATGTTATAGTTTAGTTAACGAACCAATATCCACATTAATTAATTTTTATGAACCATCTAAAAATGATTATTTTATATTGACACAATGGTTTAATAGATTCAGAATGACATTTGCCTTATGTAGAGGAGTTGTTGGACACACCTTTACAAACTCTTGGGTGAATGGTACCTTGTATGTGTATCCTTTTGCTTTGGAAACAACATTTGATTCACAAAACAAACCAGTTAGTAACTATTGTGAAGAAACTATTTTCTTGGATAACGACACTTTCAATTTTTATTATCGCTCAAGTCCATATAATGATAGTACAAACACCTTTATTGGAAAACAAGTTGACTACACTTTCAAACAGAATGAAAAGTTTATTCAAACACCAACAACAATTTTGGACATGGGTCCAAAATATTTTTGGTCACGAGAGGTTAGTTTTGGTCCCAATTACTATGGATATGTTATGGACCAAATCCCAACAACATCATATCAAGATGTGTCTGATTTGAGTCAGTTATTTGCAATTTCAAGATTAACTAATAACAATTTCTTGGAAAATCTAATTGGTGGATTTAGCGACTTTGGTGTTGCTAGATTATTCAGTAGACCTTATTTGAGAGTTGACGGTGATTACGCTCAAATGATTCAAATCAATTCACAATTTGGTGTAAATGCGTTTAACAACGAAAATTATTCACAAACACCAAGTTTGAGTACAAGTCCAATATTTGTTGGTGAAGATGATGATAACAATCCTATTATGGGGGTATTCTTTTCGTCTAACACGCAAAATAGAGATTTTATTTCACCAAGAAGAATTGACAGAAATGAGATGACCAACATTTTAGTTGCTGACTACCTACCAATTAACACACAACGAGTACCATACTATCCTTGGTCTTCAAGAACTTCTAATTCGCAATATATATTTGGAACTCAAGACAATACTTGGGACACTGAAAACGATATTGACTCAATCGATTATCAACAATTAAAAAGAGAACAATATCCTTTTTATATCGGAGATTCCGAAATTGTTAAGTTTACACCTGGTTTTATGTTCAGTGTGACAAACTCATCAACACCAACATCATTTGATTACCAACCATTTGCCGGTCCTAATCATAGAAGTAAATCTATGGTTGCGGCTCCGTGGTATTTTTACTTTGGTTTAAAAAAGGGTAAAACTGCCATGGATAAATTTTACACTACTTATATTGATACGATTTAATGGAAAATCTTAGTGATAATATATTAATAAAAAGTAATCAAGTTTACAAAGGTGCTCCTGAAGTTGACTATCAGGTACCAACCACTTTGGAACAGGATGCTAAGTTATTGATAGAAACTGATAGAACTGTTGGTTTAAGTTTAGTAGAACTATTTGATGCGGAAAGACAAGAGTCAACAACCTTCAGACCAACATTTAAAGTTGATTATTTATATAAAAACAATTACATCGGTACAACAAAATATAGACCATTTTTAAATAGTTTATTTGTTATTGATGGTGAAAAATCTTTGTTACAAAAAATAACGGGTGTTAATGTAACATGGTCAGGTCTTCCACAATATGATGAATTCGATTTAAGAAGATTTGATGTTAACAACACCCATGTTGATTTCAAACCTGAATCCGCATCAACATATAATTGGGATTATTATATCACATACCCGTTTAGTTCCGATACTCAATTTAACTTAAGATGGTACCAAAACTCAAATGGAAATTTGTTGGCTAACTTTTTAAGTTCTGATGGTATTCCTTGTACTTTGACGGGTGTAACTTATAATGGAAGTAATTACCTACAATTTACTTGCCCCGTTAAACATAATTTATTACCTGGCGAGTATGTTTACTTCCCATTCTTATCCTATAACAACAATAGTTATTTTCAAGTTGATAGTTTGGGTGATTTTAATTTTGGTAGTCAAGAATTTATATTCAATGTTTTGAACCCTGGTTTTACTGGTAAAACATTTGAAAACGGAAAATCATATATAATTAAACGAGTAATCGATATAACAAATACTGCGGATACAATGTCAAGGTATTATGTTAGATTACACAAAGTATTGTCAACAACATCTGAATTGGATTTGGAAAACGCAGGTTTTGATAACAATCCTTTTTGGAATGTTCGTCAATATGAATTTTCTTCATTAACACCAAACAATATTGCCAAAGTTACCAAATTAACTAATTCACAATCATATTCGGTAACTAATAGGGTTGATATTGATATTAATAATTTGATGGATGAGAATCAAAAACCAATAACAAAACTTTATTTGAGTTTTATAAATAAAGGTTACATGGGTTGGTTCTACAATAAAGACTTTGGGTTAAAAAGAGGTTGGGAATTTAATATTAATTCACCGACAATATCACCTTGGTGGAGTAAATCACAACCATTATCAAATGAGTCGAGCGTTACTAAATCATCATACTCAAAAACACAAATAACACCACCAACGATTCAAACTTATAATTTTTATTATAATGAGACATTAAAAACGGGTGATACAATTTATGGGGATTGGGTTGAATACAATGACTATGAACAATCAGGTAGAACCGTTTCACCGTACATTCACAAGTTTACTTTTAATCAAACAAACTTTCAAATTGGTGGTATAGATAATCCACGAGGTTATTACTATCAGGTTCATAACCCGATGGAAATTAGGGCTTTTTCAGGTTATATAGAAGAAGGAACTCCCGATACTGTAGGAGGAATTCCGTCATACGCTTATTACTCACCCAACTTAAGATTATACAGATGGAGAGACATATATACTTATGGATATGTGGATACAGACGGAAACGGAGTGGACTATCCATTCATTAACCAAACTCATTATCCGTACACCAATGTAACCTTTAAATTAATACCTGAAGGTTCGTTACTTGGATTAACATTAACAAACTTTATCCCAAGACCACTTATAGATGAATGTGAATAAATACAGATTGGCGTTTAACCCTGAGGTAACTCAGTTGGATTTTACAGTTCCTGTTGAACAAACTTGGGACATGACCGGTATTGATACTGGTTATGATATCTATGAACAAGAGGCAATTAAAGATGTTATTAATTTTGAGGATTTTGAAACCGCAAGAGTAACTCACAAACCTTACACTTTAAATCCATCGCAACAAAATCTCACCGCAATTAATTACCAATTTTTCTTCAGAGATGTTAACGGACCTAATGGTTATTCGGTAACACCAACTTATTTACCAAAATTCACAAACAAACAAATTTATTATTATTCAAATCAATTTGTTAATTCATTTTGGAAATTGGATTTATACGATAGTCCTATTACCCAAAACCAAAAAAATTATATTACAATTATATTACCAGTGTCACAAGGTGGTTTTCAACCATCAACAATTGGTGTTGAAACGGTAAACATAAAAACCCCTGATTACCGATTAGATTTTGTTGGTGATAAAGAAGGTTTCTTTATTTATTGGTTAAAGAAAAAAAACTTCTTGGATATTAGTACATTTTATATGACTGCAAAATTTTACGATGGTGAAACGGGTGAATTTATTAGAATGACTAATCAACCACAAAATTCTTCAGCCCCAAATACATTTAATCAGGAAGATTATTTCTATTATAAAGTTCATTTTGAAAACGATGTTGTTAAAGGTGAACCAAAATTTTATTACATTGAGACCTACCCTGGTGGTGGTAGAGTTGGGGAAAATGGAAACCCCATAAAATGGTATGAATACGAAAACCCATAATGGATACTGAATTTTATAAAGTAAAAATATCTCCTGAAGTTTTACAAACAATCGTCCAAGACGTTAACTACGATGGACAAACCGTAGGTGTGTACTCAGGTATGAGTGAAATGTTAAGTGGGGGTACTTTTGGTACATCATTATTTACTGGCTTAACAATCCCTATTTTATTAACGGAAAGTGTAACCGACTTGGGATATTATTCTGTATTTGATGGGAACATTTTACAAATAGATGTTGTAAATAATTTTGTCATATATTCTACAGGAAGTGGCCCAATCAATTCTTATACAATAAAAGTTAAGAATACTTCGGACCAATTTATTTCTGCCAACCAATTGGCGAACTATACTATAGATTTTGGTGACGGTTCACCAATTCAAAATTTCCCTTTAGACGGTGTAATAACCCATGTTTACCCATCAACACCAAAATCATATACTATTATTGTAAATCAAAATGGACCTTGGGGTATTATTACTATAAAAAAAGAAATAAGATTACCATCATCCGATTCGCCGGTAATATTTGACCCGTTGGGGGAGGCGTATTTCACACCAACAGGTGGCTCATGGGCGGGTACCCCTATTAGTTATCAATACCTGTTCACGGGAGATACAACAAATCAGATAGATAGACAAATATCTCAACCATATGTTAGTCCATATCCATTCCCTGTAACAGGTAGAACCTCATCTAGAATAACAGAGTTAAAATCTTACGGAGTTCCAAATTATAAAATTGGTCCTGTAATTAAAAATGGTTCTATTTTTGGTACAATCACACAAATAAATGATTTTGATGATGATTTAAAACTATTTTACACCGCATATACAATCGGTGATGTGAGTTATATTGATTACCAAAACAATAGTACCGTTTATGTGGTGCCAAGTTCTGGTTTTACGGAAGATACGTTTGCTATCGATAGGTTACAATCAGTACCCGAACCGTACATTACGCTACCGAATGGTGACATTGGTTGTTCTTCTTGTGAGTACTTTAGTGTTGAAATTAGTGCAATTGATTTAGTGAGAGCTGAAAACAACACCAACTCAAATTTTAATCATAAAGTTTTTGTTTCTTACAGTGGATGTAAAGAAAACAAAATGGTTGAAAAAGAATATAATGAGAACTTCAATTACATTAACAATTTCTGTGTTAGAAATTCGGGAGTAGATAACGTTGATGTGTACTATTATAGAAATGATGTTATTGTCGAATTAGATTTAAATGACCCTAACACTCCCGTTCAAAGCAGGGCGTTTCGTACCAACACTTGTTGTAATGAAAGATTTTTTGCGCCAGGAATTGTAAAAGATGAAATGTTGTTAGGTATTGCTTTTCAACCTGAAGTACAATCTAATGTTTATATAGAAAGAGGAAAACAAGCACCGTATGAAAAAATACAAAGATTAGGTGAAGTAGATAATTTAGGACAACTAAATCGTTATGGATACGGATATTTTAATTTACAATAAAGATAAAAAACAAAAAATAATATTTATTAGATATGGCAACAGGAACCTATGGAACTATAAGACCGGCAGACGTTAGTCCCGAAGATGTAGATATACTTTTACACTACACGCCTTCAAGAGACGTAACAAATAATTTTGTTCTAAAATCCTTGAACGCCGCAACAATCTTAAGACCCTATTTTAACAATGCTCAAACAGGTGGAAACACAAATGAACTTTTGGGTGGTTTATATAATTTGAGATTACCGGCTACTGAATTTAATCAGTTGGGAATTTATACTTTGTATATAAGACCAGCACAAATCAGAACATCAATCACAGATTGTAGTGTGTTATCGGCCTTACCAAACGTAAAAGGAATTGTTATTGATATTAATAACGTACCCGATGCTTTTAGAAACAAATTCCAACAACAAGGATTAGTTGGATTTAGAGTTGAATACCTAAATGCCGACGGAAGTAAAATACCAAACTTTTTTAGAATTATTACCTCAAATTTTTATTGCGAGGCAATAGCACAAAATTTAACAAATAGTGTTCAAAAGGCGATTAGATATAGATATGTTGAAGCGCCAACTAATTTAGTGTTTTGTACACTATCACCAAGTTCGGCACCAACTAACAAACCAACCGCAACTCCATTTATTGGACAACCTGGTCAAAGTATTATAATAACCAACACATACTTTAATCCAATCACGATGGAAATTACCTTGGCTAACTATGACTTGGATACTGTGGCAATTGCTCTTTACGGTAACCAAACTAAGTCAATGGAAGACGGTATCTACACTATCTACGACACTCAAAATAACATTTACCAACAGTACAACTTATATGAAATTAAAGATGAGTTTAATAACTTGTTGTATGAGGTTAGACAAAATAGAAATAACAATATTGATTTCAGTAAAAACTTCAATAACATCACTAATCAGTAATGGCTAAAATCTTTATACCAAACACCGCGGCTTCAGGTAATCAAACTCCTTTTGATAACATAGTTGGTTTACAAACTGTGGACGGAGGAGGTCTGACCCAAGGTAACTTTACTTTTACTACTACTGTTCAGGAAAAAGTTAATAGACAATTTAACATAGGTGCGTTTTCAAATCCAATAACCTTGGATTCGATGAACGTAAACAATATGTTAGAGTCAAGAGTATCTGCGGCTAAAGATTATAGAGTTTATCCAAATTTCGATTTAACCCAAGTAACTTCGTTTAGTTTATATGGTTCATTAAGTAAACGACTTGAGGTTTCTGTAACCAAAATTATCAACTATTTTCCCGCTTCATTGGATGTTGATTTTATTTATTATGATTTAACAACAGGACAAACGGCTTATAATATTTCTTATAATGAAATAGAAGACGAAACCACGTTTCTTATATCGGTCCCAAGAATTAAAAACCCATTCAACATTGATTTTTCGTCAGCTTCGACAATTAATCTACAAAGTAGAGAATATGATTTTTCTCCGTTAAGAAATTTGACAGCTGAGTACACAAAATATTCTTTGTACTTATTGGGACAAGAATATCCGGTAATTATTTTTAATTCGGCACCATCGTTGTTTAGTGGGGTTTGTGAATTTGTTGTTAAAGGAAATCCATTTCAAGGAGAAACAACCTCAGAGTTACCTTTATCAATAAGACCAAACACATTTTATACCGAACAAACATTTTCAGATGCGTTTGACGAGGTCGAAAAGTTTTTGTTAAACAGATTAATTCAACCTATCTACACCGCAGTGTTTCAAGTTCCTGTTGAAACCGAATCAGGACAATTGGCTGACCAAGAAACGTCAATCACTTGGCCATTAGACGGTCAGTGGAACTTAGATATCCGTACACCGGCGTTTGATAGATATTTAGGTCAGTTGTCAGAAGTGGGTGTGAGTTTTGATACATCAAAAACGAATTTGGTGTTAAGATTTTTTACAACGGAAGCATTCAAAGAATTTGATACACCCGACCAAAAAATTGCCAAGGTTCTACAAATTTACGGTAGAAGTTTTGATGAGGTTAAAAAGTTCATCGATGGAATGGCATTTATGACTTCGGTTAATTATAATGTTGGAAATGATATTCCATCCGCATTACTGAAGAATTTGGCTTTAACCTTGGGTTGGGAACCAAATATGTCACCAATTACCGAGACAAACTTTTTGGATAGTGTTTACGGTACAGGTGGAACAAGAAACTATTTAGGTTATTCAAGACAACAAACACCGGCAGAACTTAATTTTCAGTTCTACAGAAACTTAATATTAAATTCGGGTTATTTGTTTAGGTCTAAAGGTACTCGTCGTTCTATTGAGTTTACTTTAAGATTAATCGGAGCTCCTGACTTTTTAGTTGACTTTAATGAGTATGTTTATTTGGCCGACGCCAGAATAAACATGGCATATTTTAATGAACAATACGCTCAGATTTCCGCAGGTACTTTAACAACACAAAATGTTGTATTTGACCCAACGGTTACTGAGAATATTTTAGGAACAATTTACACAGGTTTTACAACCGACTTACAAATAGAAACGGTTGATTTCTTTAGGGAAGAATATCCTGTTGATGATGAAGGTTGGCCAAGAGCACCAATACCTACCGACAATTATTTCTTTGAATTAGGTGCGGGATGGTATCAACCACAACCCGACCACATTAGTCCGTCAGTGGTAAATCAAAGCCTTTCTGTTTATACCGGTGAAAGTCCTAGCGTACAAACAGAATTACAACCATTTACGTATGGTCAGAAATATTTTGAAAGATTTAGAAATTTCCCTTACATGAATGAGGGTTTCAAATTAAGAGCAACCATTGATAATAAAAAATCATGGCAACCACCAAGATTAAGAAAAAGTACCGAATCAGGATTTAACGC